CTGCGACACACTTTCGCGTCGCGCCTGGTCATGCGAGGCGTCGATCTCCGGACCGTCCAGGAGCTCCTCGGACACAAGTCGATCTTGATGACCATGCGGTACGCGCATCTTTCTCCCGACCATAAAGCCGCGGCCGTTGCTAAACTCTCCCCGGCCGCGGCGCCGGCGCCGGCGCGACGGAAAGTCGTCAAGATCGGGAGGCCGGCGTGATTTTCCGAGCACAGCCACCTGTACAGCCATCGGCAAAAACAGCCACGGCGAAAAAGTGCTATAACGTCTTTGTTTTCAACGATGCGGGAGTGGCGGAACTGGCAGACGCGCAAGACTTAGGATCCGTTTCCGCCTAGTCGCAGGGAGTCGCGGGGAGTAGCGTGGAGTAGCCAAAGCGTTTGTTATGAGTAGTATGCAGTTGCGGGGAGTTGCGGGGAGTCGCGGCGAGAGCGGACCGTCACAGCCATCAAACAGCCATCAAAAACCGCGTGGTGCCGCACCTATGCGTAACCTCGGCTGTAACCTCGGCTGTAACTACTTCTTTTTGAGGCTCGCCAAGCTCGCCAGGTATTGATCGATCGCCTCCCGGACCAGGAAGCCGATCGATCGCTGATTCGCTCGAGCGAGCTCCTCGAGCTGGCGTTTCTGTTCCGGCTCGACGAGTGCGAAAACTGCTACTTTGATTTCCTTCTTTTTGCCTGCCATTCCTTCATTTTACCTTAAACCGAAAGACAATCAATAGAACCTATAGAAACAGCATGCGTTTTCTTTTGGTACGCAAGTACTATATCCTCGACCGAAAGAAACCTATAGACTTCCTTTAGGTTGAAGGAGTCAAACGAAATGCTCAAATCACTCAAGGCAATTCTGGAAGCGATCAAAGGGAAGAAGACGGAGACAGTCGCCGAGATTCCGAGCTTTCTTCTCGGCTGGACGATAAAGGCCGGCTCTTGATGACGAAAGCGATCTACGTTCTCTATGAGATAACCGGGAAGATCCGAAAGGAAGTCTACCGGACCGAAAGCGCGGCCGACGCTTATCGCAAGTATGACTTGCTATTGACGGCCGGTCTTCTCGCCGAGCTCGAGCCGGTCATGGTGGACGCATGAATATGTCAAAAGCAGAGCGTTTCGACTTTTACTTCTCGCTCGCGATAGTGGCGATCATCCTCGCCGTCGAGATCGTCGCCGTCTTCCCGGCGATCTCCGCGGCCTTGTTGCCGACGGAGTCAAGCTATAGCGGACGCTATAGCGAAGCGAATGCGGCGCTCGGCTCGGCCGACGTCGTCTTCGTTGGCGACTCGATAACGGACTTCTGGACAAAGAACGGTGCATTCTTCCCAGGCCAGGACTACACAAACCGCGGGATCGCGAACGAGACGACCGGCAAGGTCCTGGCCCGTTTCCGCCAGGACGTCATCGAATTGCATCCGAAGACGGTCGTCATCCTGGCCGGAATAAACGATCTGGCCGTCAAATCCTCGACTACGGAGTCCGTCACTTCGAATCTGCGCGCGATGAGCGAGCTCGCTCGCGCGCATGGGATCCGCGTCGTCCTCGCCTCGCTCCTGCCTCTCGGCCACGGCCTCGACTCCGGAAGCCGGTTTGTCCATGCCGATCTCATCCCGGCGATCAATGCCTGGTCGAGAAGCTATTGCGCCGAAACGGGATGCTCCTATCTGGACTATTCCTCCGCGATGTCGACACCTAACGGGACGATGTTCGCGGACCTGACCGATGACGGCCTACATCCAAACGCGAAAGGCTATGCCGTTATGGCTCCAATCGCAGAAACGACACTGGACGCTAACTAATGACTTCCATAAACTGTACACAGGAGAATCAAATGCGACATATCGCTGTCATTGCTGTCATTGCTGTCATTGCTGTCTTGTTGATATCTAGTTGTAGCGCGACCGCGCAAACGGTCGCGCCGGTTCGCTGGACGGAAGAGACTCGATCGAACGTCGTCACAAACGAGAAGGCGCAAACGTTTTCGATTGCCGGCGTCTCGGCCGAAGGCGTTCGCGTCGCCGAGCTCGTCTACTCTTGCAAGGCCGGCCGCCTCGATCGGACAGGCGTCGCCTTTACTCAAATGGTACAGGAAGGCGGAGTCCTGGCGAATCTCGACGGGAAGATCGTCCATAGCGCATGGGCAAAGGCCGGGAGTCCGTCGATCCTGTACATGAACGCGAACGACGCCGGCCGGATCTTGAGAAGTCACAGCGTCAAGATCGGCGTCGCGAGTTACGCGAACGGCGCGCAGATCTCCGCGATCTTTGAGATCCCGGATCCGGCGCCGGTTATCGCCGCGTGCGGCAAAACAAAACAGATCAAATAGAAACCAAAAACGGAACGCCGGCGATCCCTCCGGCCGCCGGCGTCCCGTTCCCGTTTCCTCTACCGCGCGGCATCGTATCACAATCCCCTACTCCATAGAATCCAGTAACTCCCCGGAGTGTCATTGACTCCTAATAACTCCCCATGCTATAAAGCCGCGGTCCTGGAGTCCCTGCGTTGATCGCCAAAAAGAGCGGCGGAGTTTTCGAAAAGAAGAAAGGCTCCGGCGTTTGGTGGATCAATTATCGCGATACCGCCGGCCGCCGGCGCCGAGAGAAGATCGGCCCAAAGCATGAGGCTCTGGCCGCGTATGCCCAAAGATTACAGGAAGTCGCGGACGGGAAATTCGTTCCGCCGCGCGCGCGCGGGACGTTCCGCGAGCTCGCGATCATCGCGCTCGAGGATAAGAAGCTCCGCCTCGCGAAGTCGTCCTACGAGACGGACGTCCGGCGCCTGGACGCGATCCTCCCCTTGATCGGCGCGATCCCTGTCGAGCAATTGGAAAACGGCCGGAAGCTCCGGGAAATTTTCGCCGACATGAAGCGCGAAGGCCTTTCCGGCTCGACCGTGAATCGCTTTCGAGCTCTCGTCTCTTCCATCTATTCATTTGCTCTCAAGTCCGGCCGCGTGCGCGCGAATCCCTGCGCAGGAGTCGAGCGATATCGGGAGAACGAATACCGCGTCCGCTATCTCGGCGACGGCGAAGAGAAGGCCTTGCGCGCGGAGATCCAAAGGAAGTACGCCGATCGCGAGCCGGAGATGGATCTCGCGCTCTATACCGGGATGCGCCGCGGTGAGCAATTCTCTCTCAAATGGGAGGACGTCGATCTCAATACGATGCTCTTGACGGTGCATGGCAAGACAGGCCGCCGGTTTATCGAGATAAACGACGGCGCGAAGAAAGCTCTCGAGGAGCTCCTCTTGACGGCCACGGCGAACGGCTCGAGGCCGATCGGCTCGGAGTATGTTTGTCCGGAGACGAAGCGCGACGGTCAAAGAGACTGGCGACGTTGGCTCGAGAAGGCCGCGAAGGCCGCCGGCGTAAAAAATTTCCACTGGCACGACCTGCGACACACTTTCGCGTCGCGCCTGGTCATGCGAGGCGTCGATCTCCGGACCGTCCAGGAGCTCCTCGGACACAAGTCGATCTTGATGACCATGCGATACGCGCATCTCTCGAAGGATCATCGCGCGGCCGCGATCGAGAAGATCGGAACGAAGTGAGCTTGCCTCTCACACTTCCGGAGAAGCCGACGGGATGGACGAAGAGGATGACCTGTCATTTAAACTTCGGCGGAGGCAAAGGCTCCGGATCCTACGAAGTGAGAAATCCCGCCGGCGAGCTCATGCCGATCGGATGGCAATACAATACGCGCGCCGGCGTCGCCGGCTTCACATTGCCAGGCGTCGAGAACGTGATGACTTGGTCAGAGCTTCGCGAGAGATGGACGGAGTATCTCGAACGTCTCGCGATCGCAGGAGAAAACGATGATCCTTAACTTCTATCCGGAAGAACTCGATTATGTAAACGCACAAACGCATCCTCTCGTCCGCGACGGAGACGACGTTAGTTTTCTCAAGACGTTCTGTCTCGCGGCCGCTCGAGCGGACTCGGAAAACTATGAGCTCCTGCGTCCCGTCCTTCGCGCGATGATGAGGAAGTATCCGGCCGATCCGAAACGCCTCGCGATGGAGCGGATCGATTCCGGCCGCGCTCTTCCCGGCGATCGCGAGCTCGCGATCGGAGGCAAATGAAACAATGCCTAACTTCGACCAGGTCCTAGCTTTCCTCGGAGCCGTCGCTTTGTCAGTGGTAATCCTTGCCGCGCTCCAGAATTTATTTAGGAGAAAAAGATGATCGCCTGGCTTCGGCGTCTCTTTCAGGAAGTGAAGTCGGAGATCTCGCCGCCGTCTGTCCTCGAGCGCGAAAGGCCTCCGGAGATCGAAGTCCCCGTCGATATGTCCTTGCCGGCCGATCATCCCTTCCTCGTCCATCGCGGGAGATGCCGACAATGCCGAGGCCTCGATCCCTGCGCGATCGGCCGGGAATTGCTCAAATGAATTGGAGGCTAGATCGTCTAATGAGTCTAACGGCCGCAAAAGAAGCATCGGTATCGAGCGAACAGAAGACAATCACGGTCGCGATCTCTATCCAGGCCGACGACATGCTAAAACAGTTAGTCGGGATCGGGATCTTTGGACAGACGAAGCAAGAGATCTGCGAACGTTTCATCGATGAGAAACTCCTCGCGCTTCTCCCCTTCCTTTCCGGACGCCGGTGATTCGATGATCGTCGTCTTTACAAGACGCCAAAAAGAAATCGGCGCGCTCCTCGAGCGGGACTTGTCTAGTAAAGAGATCGCCGCGCTCCTGAACCTCGCCGAGCAAACCGTCAAGAATCATATTTGCAGACTTTCGCAGAAGCTCGGAGCTCACGGCCGGAGCGAGACGATCGAGCGATTCGCGACGGAGAAGCTAACTCGATTCCTCGAGCATGCGCCGCATTGCTTCCCGAGCGCGCGCGGCTTCATTTGCGAGAGATGCAATATCCGGTTTGATTTGAATGCGCCGCCGGCGTTCTGTCCGGGATGTGGACGAAAGAGAGATCCCTCGAAGTCGGGAGAAAAAGAGGAAAAATGAAAAACGCAGAAAACGGATACGAGAAGATCGCCGACGCGGCGCTCATCGCGGCGAAGGCCTTCGATCGCCTGGTCACACTCGTCGAGAAACTCGCCGAGCGCGAGTACCCCGAGAAGAAGCCGCTCGCCGATCGGATATGAAGATGTCGCCTCTCCAACCTGGCGAGCTCGAAGCCGGCGAGCTCGACGCGATCGCGACGGTCAAAAAGCTAGGCGCGAAATTCGGCTATGGGAATTTGATCGGTCATCTCCGCGACGCCTGGTCCGCGAGCTTGCAGAGCCGGTACGGGATGTCGAAAGAGACGGCCGATCTCTCCGCCGGCTATCTGTGCGCTTGGTGCCGCGTCGACACTAGGACAGGAACGAAAGTCGGCGCCGGCATCTGGCCGGGAGAGAACAGGCAAAAATGACGCTCGACGAGGCGAAGAAAATATATCCGAAGCTCCTCGCGATCTATCACGACGCGGCCGATCTCCCGGCCGGCTATGCGGTCCGCGAATGGTACGGCCTCGAGCCCGGCGAGCTCCTCGGCGCCGGCCTGGATCTCTCGCACGCGCGCTGGATCGCCTGGGAGAGCGGCGGAACCTATAAGCTCCCTCGCGATCCGAAAGATGATCCGGTCATCGTCGAGAGCTGGATCTAGAGATGCGGCCGCCGGATCTCTTTCGGAGAGTCGAGTATCGGGACGGCCGGCGCCGGACGTATCTCTTCCGGCCCTGTTCTTGCGGGACGCCGAAGCCGCATCCCTCGCCGCGGCGCTCGAGAAGGATCTGCGATCGTTGCCGCGGCGCGATCCTGGACGATCGAGAGAAGGCCTTCCTTCGCGCGCAGAGGCTCGGAGACGCGGCCGGCGACGCCTTCCTTCGGCCGGCGTTTCGTTAGCCGAGATCGCGCCTCGAGCGCCGCGGCGTCTCGCCGGCGCCGGCCGCGGATCGGCCCAAAAACGCAGGACAGATAGTCCCGCGCTTTGCTTTTCACCTCTGGAGTGAGCACGTTCTAAAGGACTTACTAGGCCGCTAAAAGTGAATGCCTGGCGAGTGCCAGGACGGTGCCAACGTTTGACAGGTTACGGGACGAGGCCTCGCCCCGCGGGATACGAACGCGGCCTCGTCCCTCGTCGGTGGAATCACGGTCCAGGTCGCGCAGGATCCCGACCAGGTCGCCGGCCGCCAGGCGAAGCTCGCCGGTCGCCTGGAACGTCTCCGGCTGGAGCTCGAGCTCGCGCGCCGAGAGCTGTACGCGATGGAGAATCACGCGGAGGCGGAGCCGGAGATCCATGCCCCCAAGTGTCAAATAAAATTGACGTTTTGTAAATTTTAAAATCCGGGAGTGCCCAAAGAGACGGCGATTCCTAGCGCCAGGGAGCCGGCCCCTTCCCAAAGAAACAGCCCCCCGTCCGCATCTTCGCCCGTCGCCGTCTCTCTCGTCACTCCGTTCCGCGCGCCGCTTTGCAATTCTCGATGGTGCGGAGCTCCTTGAGCGCCGCGGTCATCCTGACGACGTCGCCGGCTTCGATGCTCCGCTCGCCTTCGAGGATCGCCGCCTCCAGGAGATCGCGCGCCGTGCCTGGCGTTGTAGCGAGCGACTCCCAGTATGGGATCGCCTTCCGGACGCGATTGTTTTCGGCATGGATCGCCTTGATCGTTTCCGACATCGCGGTTTCCTCGCCTCGCAGCATTTTGAAAGCGCGCGCGCGGCGATCGTCGCGCTCCGGCGCCGGCCATCTTTCCAATTTGCGATACAAGGTTGTCCGTCCGATCTTGAGCTCTCTCGAGACTTGCGACCTACTTCCGTTGAGTCGCTCGAGAGCGTCAAAGCATGCGAGTCGCTCGATATCGTCCAAGGTGAGCGTCCTGGCGCTCATCTAAACCTCTCCATTCGTGATGAAACCGTGCCAGTGCTCCGGACCGTACTTAGGCTTCGGATACAGGATCGACGGCGTGAGCGTCATGTTCTCGAAAGAATCGCCCACTAGATGCCAACGTCCATCGTCGGCTTCGTGTTTTGATAGTGGCGCGTCTCCGCTCGGAGGATTGGCGAAGTACGCCGGGATGCGCGGATAAATACAGCCAGCATTCCGGTGTATCGGACAATCAAAAAGAATTCCAACTTTTTTCGCGAAGTCGCCGAGATCAATCCACTGAGGATGTAGGTCGACGAGCCTCACTCTGTTCGCTCCTTCACTTCTTCGAGAGCCGTCCGATCGCGGCGCCGGCGCCGGCGAAGAGCGTCGGCTTGATCCAGGTATTCCAGGCCTTCGCCCATTTCGTCTGCCCCAAGAGTTTTTCGAGATTGCCGTTGTCTTTCTTGAGGAGCGCGATTTGCTGGTCGGCGAGATCGCGATCGTGATCCCGGCTCGCGAGATCCGCCTTGCAGGTCGCGACGTTGTTCTCCGCGACCTTGCACGCGGCCAGGCGATTGTCGAGCGCCTCGGCGTCGACGATGACGAGCGGCTTCGGCGCCGGCGCGTTGGGGATGTCCGATTTCGCAGGAGTAACCAGGACGGCCGGCGTCGGGAGACTTGGGATCTCTCGCGTGACGTAGTCGGCTCTTTGTTGAGGAGTGTTGAGCTTCGCGACTTCGGCGATCGTCGCGGCGTTTCTCTCGGCCGCCTGGCGATCGCGGTCGGCCTCGGCCGCGGCCTCCGTCTTGCGGTCGACCTGGAGCTTGTCGAAGGCCTCCTTCGTCGCCTTGATCTCGGCCTCGCCTTTGAGCCGCGCGTCATGCTCGGAGAGCCAGGACAGAAAGCCGATCCCGACGAGGACCAGGACGAGGATCCCAACGATCGCTTCGATTTTCGCTCTTGCACTCACGGCCGGCGCCATCCATCTAAAAACTTCTCGGCGAGCCATTGCCGCTCTTTTAGATCCTCGGTCATTACGATCGTCGTGAGCGCGATCGTCAAAGAACGAAATTCGATCGCGATCTGACTCTCGCGGGACCGTGCCCCGAGGCCGTTGAGATCTTTCTGCATGCGCTTGAGGCCGGCATAGAGCATGCCGGCAAAGAAAGCGAGCTGGAGGAGCTGGCCCCCGAAATGTAGAACGTCTTGGTTCACTTATCCATTGCCCACGCCTCGACCTCGAGATCGAGCTTCACAAATTCGCCGACGAGCTCGCGTTCGCGTTCTGCGCGCCTCTCGCTTGTGTAGAGCTTCGAGCGGCGGATCTCATCGAGCCGCGCGATACAGAGCTCGCGATTGATGATCGGCATCAGATCTTCATAGTCGGCATAGTCCGGCGCGACGTCGGCTCGATCGGGAAATTTTAGCTTTAGACGCGCTCCGACGGCTCGAGCCGCGTCCAAGATGCGCCCCCCTGAAGTGTGCGCGCCGAGCCTCCGTCCATTCATGCAAGCTCCCCGATGAGTGCTTAACCCGTAACGACGCAGATGCTCGGCTTCGCGCGAGCGAGAGGAGGCGCGCCGGGATAGATGTTAAAAAGAATGTACCCCACGTCATCGCCTGGCTGGTCGACTTGCGCCGAATATGTTCCGAGACTCGCCTCTCCAATTGCGCCGCCGGCCGAGTAGGTGTTTCCGGTTACGGGATTGCTCAATCGAACATAAGGCGAGGCGATCGACGGACCGCCGGCCGCGCCGACTCCGGTTTGAAAGCACGCCAGGACAAGCGAGTCGACTTTCGTCGTCGTGATCGAGGGACAAGTGTACGGCGTACTTGGCGAGGCATTGTGTCCTGAAACAATTTGATCGACGATCCCGCCCGACCCCGAGATTTCTGCGATGAAATCCAGGACGCCTAGACTCCCGCCGCCAAAATTCAAGCTAACCGTGTTGCTGCCTGCCAAGCACGACGTACAAATGAAAAGTAAACTTGTACACTGGCCGCCCTCGGAGAGAGGCTGCTGGCTTTGAAGAACCCAGGTATTGCCGGGTCCTCCGCCGGCCGTGTCCGTGAGCGTCGGCGTCCCGCTCAAAAACCGCACCCATGCGAAAGCGATCAATACATTCCCGCCGGTGTTAGGCGAAGTGAACGCCTTCGACCTCGGCGAGCTTCCGTATGTCGTGTCGCCTGCGTGTTGCACTACGATTGGAACGGCCATTTTTTTAGCTCCTTATCCCGGCGAATGAGATCCCGAAGTCCGCGAGCGTCGCGTCGGCCGTCGCCGGCCCATCGATCTCGAGGATGTCCGACGTCCCGTTAAAAACCGCGTCGGAGGCCTGCGTCCAGGCGCCGGACGTTCCGCTGGCTGCGACGACGAGCGTCGCGAACGACGTCCCATTCTTTTTAAACGTAAACGTCGTCGACCCCGTCGCCGCGGCCGAGGCCGGTCCCGATTTCGATCCGGCCGCGCCGGCCGGAAACGTGACCGCATCGACGAGGATGTTTCGAAAGAGCACTTGCGCGTTGGATCCTACGCCTGGCATGAAGACGTACAGCCGGTAGATCTTCGGCTTGAATTCGAGAGCCGTCGCGCCGGCGTTGACCTGGACGGCGTATCCGCCGTCGCCGGAGTAAGAAGCCGGCGCGTCGGTGAGTCCCGTAAACGCCGTCGCGCCGGATCCGCCGGTCGAGAAAGTGACGACATTCGTTCCGTCGCAATAGAGGATGGTGAAAGTCGCGGAGTGTATAGCGATCCCTGTCCCCGCGGCCGTCTTGACGGTGATATCGTGGCCGCCCGTTGTCTGATTCGATACTACATAGAGCTTTTTGTTGTTAGGGGCGACAATGTTTCGATTCGCCGTCAAAACGCCAGTGAAAACGTAGGCGAGATGGCCGAGCGCCTCTCCGCCTTCCGCCGTCGAGAGGACGTAATCCGCGTCCGACATCGCGATCGAGATTTTATCGGTTAGCGCCTTGTCGAGCTCGTCGAAGGCCGTATTCGCCGTGACTTCCTTTGTATTCTGGCTCGCGTTGATGTGAGTGATCGCTAGATTAGGACTCGCCATTTGATCCGCCTCTCTAAGTGACGGTGATAAATGCCTCGTAGATCCTTACGACTACCGAGCCGGTCGTCGCGACGGAATCTGTCTCGAGCAACACAATTGCTTGCTGATCCCGCAAATTTATGCTCGTCGGAAGAGGCAAATTCACGGTCGTTTTTGCGACCGGTCCCGCATTGGCGTTGGCCTGATAGAGTACGCTGCGAGTCCAGGTCGTACCCGCGGCGATATCGATCGCCGGAGGAGCTTGGCCGCCGTTGATGTCGTTTTGCACGACTTCGTAGGTGATCGTCAAGACTATAGAAGTAGGAGCGACCGGCCCGATCGGCATCCCCGATACGACGACGCTCGCAAGAACGGCATTCCCGGCGCCGATGCCGGGATCGGGAGGACACGTCAACGTCGCGAACGTCGCCGGATTGCCGTCGATAATGTTCTCTGGATCCGCGACCGTGCCGGTAAAAGCTCCTCCGATGCCGACATTCGTATACTGATAGATACCCGGCTCTCCGCCTCCGCTCGATGTCCCGACGTTGTCATTCTCGGCCGGGAAGCCGCGGCCGACGGCCGCGGAATTCTGATAGACGATCGCCTTGATCGCGCTCTGCGCGTTTCCGAAGTCCGCGGCTTGCTGCGGGACCGTGTAAGTGTAGGTCGGACTCGTTATCCCTCGGACGGTCCGGACGAGCGTCGCGCCGTTGTAAAGCTCGAGATCGTAGCTTTCGACGTCTTCCGAGAGAGGGACGGTCCCGATCCCATCGAGCCAGGCGCCGCCGACTCGAGTCCTCCGGATCCAAGTCAAAATAACATTGTGATCGCCGTCCGTCGTCGCTCGGAGAGACGCCGGCGCATAGGGTTTAAGATCGGCGCCGGTGAGCGTGAGGACTTGAGGCGTCGCGGAATCTTTCGACGTCCCGATCGTCACGCCTTTGTAGTAGCGAATAGCGCCGATGACGCCGGTCGACGTCGTCGTCCTATTGATTCCGCTAGTCGTCAAAAGTATGAACGTCTCGCCGGCTACATGCGTCGAACAGAAGTCCTCCGTCCCGCGCCGGCCGCGGAGAAGATTCGAAAGCGTGTACGTCCCGTCCGAATTCAAAACGGCGCTTTGAAACTGGCCAACTTCGCCTCCCAACAGAAAAGCGTTTGCTCCGTTGAGGACGTTGAGCTCCGTCGTCGACGAGAGCGTGCCGCTTATCATTCGGACGTTGAGCGTGGTGACGCGATCCCAGGAAAACGGCGAATGCAAAGGCGCCGGCGTGGCCTGGGAGACGATCCCATACTCGACTTGGGATCCCTCGAACCCAATCTGATTGTATGAGTCGTTATCGGCCGAGCTGTAGAGAGCTCCGCCTGGCCATCCCTTCGAAGGCGAGGCCATCGCAAAATAGAAGCCGCTCGATCCGGACGGAGGCGCATCCGTATCGAGCAAGAGCGGAATATCAAAAAGGAAGAGAAGCGTCGGCGCCGTCGGATCGAGAGTCTGCCCGACGAAGCCGTCGCCGCTCGTCCCCTTCGCGCCGGAAACATAATTGCGCGCATCTTCCGAGCACAATTCGACCTTGACGGTGAAGTCCTGGCCGAGCGTCGTCTTCTTCATGCGCGCGGCATAGTCGGCGCTCTTGTAGGTGAAGACGAAAACGTCCGCCGTATCCAGGAGGATATATTTCGCGGGGACAAGCGTCGAATTCTGCGCGTTCCGCTCGTCCCACATCACATGTAAGGCCTTGTCCGCGATCTCCGCGGCCGCGTCCGCCTGGAGAGTCAGAGGAAGCTCGAGGAGTATCTTGTTTTTCGTCTTGACGACGCGCGAAGGCCGATGCCGTCTTTGCGTTCCCGTCTGATAGTCGAGCTCCGGATCCGAGTACAGGACCTCGATCGACTTGGGGAGATCGTGCTCCTGCGCGATCGTCTCCTGGATCGCGAAGCCATCCGCAACGATCCCGAGATCGTCTTCGGGAATCGTCATCACAGAAGAGCCGCCCCGCGGGACGGCCTTGATCTTAAAGTCCGTCTCGACCAGGTCGAAGAAATAGGCCTGCGTCAAAACTTGCAAGATCGTCCGCGCGTCGCAATTCCGCGTAATCGGATATCCGAAAACAGTCTGACCGGAGAGCGCCGTCAAATCGAAGAGTGAAGAGTCCATGCCGGCGCGCGTCAAGATGTCCGCGACGACGGAGTCGAGGCCTTCGCCGGCGACGGACTGGCGCTCGAGGAAGAGCCGATAGGTGTTTGCCTGGTAGCCTCCGGTCTGCAAGCTCGAGACAAGGAGCGAATTCGTCGCCACGTCATAAACTTGATCTTCGATCCCTGGCCAGTTTGTTCCGTTGGTGAGGAAGAGCCGCTCGTCGATCGTCGACCGCACTACAAGCGTTATTGCATCGAGGATTGCGATGCTCGGCGAGGCGCCGGCATAGGCGGAGAAGCGAATCAAACCGTCGGCCGGAACCTGGCCGAATGGATGCGACTTCCCGAAGAGCTTAGAGTAGTCCCCCGCCGCGGCCAGGACTGGCCCCGCGGACGTCGCCGTGATGGCCATCGTCGCGACGTCGACCTTGATGACGTACCCCGTATCGGTTAGCCCTAGCAAGGAATTGTCCGACGCATTCCAGAGCATCGATCCCACTACGCCGACGGTCGCATTCGAAGCGTATGTATAACATCGCGTCGCGACGGTGCCGGACCGTCCGTCGGCGACGGTGATCCCCCAAGTGTGAGTGCTGGCGTTGTACATCGCGATATAGGCGATCCCCTTGTCGTCTAGCGTCGGGAATCTCACGCCTCCAGTGAGCGTGCCGTCGATCGTGTTGACCCAAGGCGCGAAGCATTTGATCGATGCCGACTGTCCGTCGACGAAGTAGACTTTCGACTCGCCTACGGCGTTGTTATTCGTCGTGAAGACGACTTCATTTCCTCCCGACGGCGTCCGAATGAAATTGAACGAAGTTACATTCGTCAGGAGTCCGATGCGCGCGAGTGCTCTGAAAGTGCGGGGATCGAATTTTAGAGCGTACCAGGTAGGTCCGAGAGTAATGTCGTTGATCGCGAGCGTGATCCAGAAAAAGCCGGACGTATCGACGCCGGCGCAAGTCGGGACGATGGCCGTCGAATGGAGTGTGTCGCCGGCCTTGAGCGCGAAGTCGAGAACACCTTTCGACGTGACCGTGACCGCTTCAGGACCTGGCCCGACGTTCTGCCAAACGACGTGATGATCGTTTATCGTGTCGCCTTCCGTCGCCGTAAAAGCCGGAATCGTGCTCCCCGTTTTCGCGTCTCCTGTAACCGAAGTGACGATCTGGACATGACCGTTTTGATCGAGGATCTGGTCGCCTGGCGCCTGGACGTTGGCCGCGACCCAGGCCGGAAGAGGACTTGTATTGTCGACGGCGAGATCGATGCGCTCCGCGACCATGCCGAGCGAGTCGAGAATAATCGCGGCTCGGTTGATGGTATCGACGTAGATCCATTGCGGATTCATATACGCCGGTCCCGTTCCCGGAAACGGGTCGATGAGGCCGGCGTTTGGGTAACTGTCTTTGAGGTAAGTGAGGACCATTCCCGAGGAGCATTCCGCTCGGATGTTTGGAAGACGGTTGCCGAAGTCTGCCAGGGGAAAGCCGGTGTAAACGGCGCGCAGAAGTCCGCGAAAGGCCGACGTCCCGCCGACGCCGAGCGCCGCTTGTTCTGTCGGATCCGGAGTCTGCGTCGCTCCTCCCGAATAGATCGCCGGAGTGACCGTCGTCGTGTTTGTTCCGATGCCGGTCGACAATACATCGGAGGAGATCGCGCCTTTCGACGTGCGGTCGTAAATGAGCTTCGAGTCTCCCCATATTCGAGAGATCGAGGCCGTCCCGTCCGACTCGCAAAAAGCCGCGTCGAAATCGACCGTATAGGTGTAATTGACCGTCGTCTGTGACGGAGAACCTTTCGCGCTCTGCGTCGTCGTCGTTTTCGTTTCCTTGATTCCCGACGAGTAAATGATCTGGCCCGGAAGGCGAGCGCCTCCATACAGAAAAATGATCGGAGCGCCGTTCGCACTCGAAGAAACGAGCGTGTCGCTTAGTCGCGGTCCGGTTTGCGAAGTGTGGCCGGGAAAAAGAAGCGATCCGCCGATCGAGCCGATCGCGTAACCGATCTCAAAACCGAGAAATGGATTGCCAGTCGCGGCGCCGATCGCCAGGCCGGCGAGAGCTCCGCCGATCGCGAGCGCGATCTTGGCCACTAGTCCGACACTCCAGGGAAGCGAAACTTCCCGATGATCCGTCGCGACCAGGCCTCGTTAAGAATATGCTCGACGCATTTCTCCGGTCCGGCGCTGTACGCATGGATGATGTAGGGATCGAGGCCATGGAAAGCTACGATCGCGGCGTGACAAGGAAGAGTCGGGACGCGCATCGTCAGGACGTCGCCGTCCTCGAGCGCCGCGCCGGCCGCTTTTTGATCGAGCCGCCGGACGCAGATGTCATGCACAAGCCGGGATCCCGGCTCCGGCGAGTAGCTGAGATGATCGGTCCGGAGAATCGGAACGCCGTGACGATCTTTGATCTCGAGACGCTCCGCGACGCAGATCGGAAGGCCGACACAATCAATGCCGACTCCCTTTTCGCGGCCTTGATGATGGAATCGTGTCCCGAGATATTCGCGCGCGATCTCTACGATTCGAGCGCGTTCGATTCTGGTACTTTCTCCGGTCGACATGCTTCCGTCCTCACTTCCCTCCCGTCAAGATAGCGCGTCATCGAAATCGGAATATGCCTCGCGCATCCCTTCTTCTCGATCGGCCCTTTGACAAATGCGCGCCATTCTCCCGCGGGACGCTCGACCTCGAGATAGTCCCACACTCCCATCACAGCGAGCTCGACGCATTTATCACATTGCGCCATTGTCTACCCCGTCATGCTCGGATAACTCAGGACAGAATCCTGGCCTGGGATGTCTTTTTCCGCGCGGAAATTGGCGATATTGGTGAATTTGTCTTGGCAATCCGTCGCGAAATGATTACAGCCAGGCTCGGCCGTGAACGTGTCGCCAGGCGCGATGACGAAAGGCATCGACTCGAAAAGAACGATCGTCGTCCCGTCCCAGGAGCCGACGTCCATCGTCAAGCCGGCATTCGCGCCGGTTAGCCAGGTTAAAACGCCTTCGGTGTAGTAGCCGGATCCATGCGCGAGGCCGGTCGCCGTGAAAGCGCGCGAATCCGTAGCTACCGCGACCGTACCCGTCTCCTGTAAGGCGACCAGGTTGACCCCGCACTCTGTACTCCCGAGATCGACGCGACAAGTCGGCCCGTAGAGCTGGCCGAGGACGGTCCCAAAGCGAAAAGAGAGGCCGCGGATCTCGGAGACGAAGACGCCGTTTTGCATTTTGACGATGCCGAGCGTCCCCTTCCGGATCTTGATATCTCCCATAGTGAGATCGGCCCAGTTGACGACGCGGACTTCGATGTCCGCGTAGTTGTACAAGCCGGCTCGAATGTCGTCATCGGTGATTGAGTCCGAGTCCAGAAACGCCGTGACCTCGAGATTGTCCGTCGCGAGTCCCGAGTTTGTTTCCGTCGCCGACGGCGTCATCCCCGTTTCGCCCTGGTAAGTGACGGTGTCCGTCCCGTCGTTATAGACCAGATCGAGATCGTGATTTGTAAAACCGAGGAGCGTCCCGTCTTTGCGCTTTACTTTCCAGAGAAAGGCAAGCGTGGTACAGGAAAGATTTAAATGCGCGGTCATCGCGACAGTTGCAGTTTTCATGCTCTCTCAGTAATTCGGAGGCCGGACTTCGACGAGGCCGATATTGTTCCAGGAGACGATCGGATCGCCTCCCGAGACGTTAGATTCCTCGACGGACATCGCGAGTTTATCGGCGTCGAATCTGACCGGGAAATGAAACTGTCCGCTCGCCGTGATGACCGCTAAAGACGTCGGCGCATGGCCGGCGCCGAAAGTGATTTTTCCCGTCGTCGCATCGATCGACCAATTCGCCGACGCGACGAGAACGCCGCCGACTTTGACGGAGACGGTATCCGCGAGCGCGCTTCCCTTGTAGTTATTTACGGCCGACGTGATCGGCTTGGTGATCGTGCGCGTCATCGAGCGGCCGCCGATCGCATACGTTTTGATGAGCTGGTAAGGACCGAGCGTCGATCCGTCGCCGATCCCGATTTGCTCATTCGTAAAAACGAAATCTTTGTGATCCTTGAGGCGGAACGCGTCGCCGCGGCCGCGAACGACGTGAAAGAAAGCGAGCAAAAGATCTTTATAGAGCGTCTTGTCGATGCCGACTGGCGTTATGAGAGAAATTTGCCATTCGCCGCGGGAGTTTGCCCAGTTGGAATTTCGACGCTCGGCGCCGGAAAAAGATTCGTTGACCTGCGTCGAGTATCCCGGCCCTCCGACCGCGCGATACGAGATCGTTGTCGGGAATTCTACTTCGAAGAAGGCCATTTATCTCGACCTCGCATAAGCCGACGCCGTCGCTTCATGGACGCCGGCGAGGACCTGAACCTGGGATGCTTTGAACGAATCGAAGTCTCGAACGCCGTGAAAATGGACGTGCGTCTCGATCGAGCGGCCGCCGGAGTCGATCTTGAGCTGTGAAGCGATCTGCCCTGGGACCTTCGGCGAGAAGAATTCGGGATGCTTCTCCCCGACCATGTATAGCTTTCCTGGCGAGACGGATCCGCCGGCTTCCATGCCTCCGCCGAAGATCCCCGAGAAGATGGATCCGATCGAATGGCCGATCCCGCCGATGATCGAGGACAGAGTCCCGGCCAGGCTGCTAAAGATGCTTCCGAGCTTCGAAGTGAGTCCGGAGAAGATGCTCGAGAGGCCTCCGCCGGCGCCTCCGCCGCTTCCGTCGCCTTCGCCGCTTCCGTCCGTTCCGCCGGCGAGAGCTGAGAGGCTATTCCCGGCGCCTCCGCCGGCGCCTCCCTTCCCTAATATGCTGCCGAGGACGTTCCCGCTCGCGTCGACCGGCATGACATAGAACGGCGAGGAGCTCGAGCCGTCGGCCTTGCCTCCGCCGAGGCCTGGGACGGCGCCGCCGAAGATCTTCTTCTCGATCCCGCCGGCGACGTTCGAAAAAATGTTCTTGATCCCCGCGGTCGCGAGGGACGTATTGAACGAGTCGAGAAGGCTCTTGAAATTCGCCTTGCCGGTCGAGACAAGCTTCCCGAGCTGGTCCTCGAGGCCGGTTATTGCGGACGAAAACGTCTTAAAAACGTTCTCGCCGAGATTCTTCCCATCGATCGCGAGCTCGTTTAAAAGCGCGCGCGTCTTGTCAGTGAGCGTCCCGACTTTCAGAGCGGCCGTATCCCATTGCTTGATGATCTTGTCGTTTGCGTCGTAGATGGCCGCGTCGACGACAAGCGTCGAGTCTCTGTTATCGATGAGAGCTTTCCGGATGTCCGTTAGCTTGGCGAGCTCGTTAGTGTACTGCGTGACAAGCGAATAGGCGCCGGCCTCGCTCGCGACCTGCGCCTCTTTTTGAATGTCCGATTGCTCGGTATAGAGCGCGCGGATCTTCGCGATCTGACTCGGATCCGCGGCCGGATTCGCGCTTTCGAAGGCCGCGACTTTTTGCCCGATTTGCGCCTGGCGCACGGCTTCGGCGCTCTTGAGATGCGCGGCCGTGACGGCCTCGATCGCCGGTAGTTCTTCCTGAAAGGCGCGCGTCTCTTTGGCGATCGTCTCGTCGATCGTCAATTGCCGGATCTTGGCTAACTGCGCGGCGTGTACGTCAAGATCGTCGTTTGCCTGCCGGACGCCGATCGCGAGCTCCGCCAGGCGATCGACGGTCGTCCCGATAGTATTGAAAGCGAGCTTGTACTCGGCCTCGGCTTCCTGGACTTTCTCGCGATCCTTCTCGAGCTGCTTATCGATGCCGGCCGCGGCGATCGCCGCGGATCCGAGCTCATAAGCGGCCGTGATGGCCTGGAGGCCGGCGATCTGCGCGGAATATCCGTCCGTCTCTTTTTGGAGCTCGGTATTTATTTTGACGATGTCGGCGCCGACGACTTTCTCCCTCGAGTTAGCCTTGATCGCGTCCGTCTCGTCCTCGATGTACTTCTTGAGCCGCGCTTTCTCGGCGCCGGTCGTCTTATCGGCCTCGGCGTTGAGCTTCTGGATCGTCGCCGCGGCCGCATTGTCGGCGACCTGGATCCGCTGCGCGGCCTGGGAGAGCTGCGTCGCGCCGGCGAGCCGGACCTCGGCCGCGGCTTGCTGGTCGAGCGCCGCGATCTGCGCTTTGATGGCTTCGAGGCGCTTGTCGACCGTTTCCTTGTTGAGATCGACTTTCGTCCCGGCTACCGGCTTTTTGACTTCGGAATCCGCGGAGTCCTTAAACGCGTTGGTTAGAAGCGTTTGATACGCAAGCCAATTTTTTTTGGATTGAGCGAAAAATACTTGATCGACGGCCTCAAGCCGCGCCGTCCCTTCCTTCGCGGCGTTGACGATTCCGGTATAGTCCAGGTGCGCTGCGGCCTTGGCCTGCGCGACGAGCGTCGAAAATTTCTCTCCCATTTCCGCGACGAAGTTTGCGACGACCGCGCCGGCCTCTTTGAAAATAAACGCGACCAGGCCGCCGAAGGAGATGAAGTATTGCGTTATCGTCTTGACGCCGGAGATGAGATCGTCGATTCCCGATCCTTTTTCGGTGAGTCCTTCAGTGAGAGCCGTCGCGACGGCTTGCATCGCCGGGAGGAGCTGCTTTGACAATTGGAGAGAGGCGCCTTCTCCCGCGGCCTTGAGCTCGTTTAGCGTTTGCTCGAAATGGTGAGCGGCCTCGGCCGTCTCCTGGTCGATGACCAGGCCGAGCTTTTTCGCCGTCTCGACAAATGCGTCGATCCCTTCCTTCCCTTTCTTCAATAGCGGGATAAGCTCGGCGCCGGCCTTGCCAAAGAGCTGCATCGCAAGAGCGCCGCGCTCCGCCGTGTCCGGCATCCCGCTAAATTTCGTCGCTAGGTCGCCGAAGATCGCCTCGGTACTTCGGATCGCCCCGTCGGCGCCCTTGACGGACACGCCGAGCCGCGTAAAAGCGTTCTGCGCGCTCTCCGGCGCGACGGCCGCGGCGAAAATGGCTTTGTTGAGCTTCTCGAGGCCTTTCGTCAGTTGCTCTTGATCGACGCCGGATTGTTTCGCCGCGTATCCTAAGCCGCTCAAGGCCTCCGTCGAGACGCCGGTGATCTGCGACATTAGGCCGATCTTTGCCGCGGCCTCGGTCGCATGGAGCGCGATCGCGATGACGCCGACCTCGATCGCCGCCAGGGATCCGACGGCCACGCCGGCGCCGGCGCCGACGAGGCCGATCGCGCCTCCGAGTTTTCCGATCCCGCTCGCGGCTCCGCCGGCGAAATCCCCTACTTTGGAGAATGTCGCCGAGATGATCGCGCCGACTTCGCCGAGAGGTCCCAAAACTTCGCCGAGAAGGCCTCCGAGATTCTCGAACGACTCATGGATGTCCTTCCCGGCTTGCTTCGAGGCATAAGCCGCGGCTCCCATTCCCGAGACGAAGTCGGCGACGTTGGCCTTGAGATCGATAAAAAGCGTGCCGAGTGACATTTTTCCTTCTTATCTCCCTGGTCCGCATCCCATGACGGACGAAAGGACTTCGATCATCTCGTCGAGCGTCTGCTCTTTTTTCTCCGCCTCGAGCTCGCGCTTGAGATCCGGAACGAAATCGATCGCTGTAATCGGCTCCGACTTCTCCGGATCGCGATTGACGTTATAGATCGCCGCGGCGATCGTTCCCGCTAAGAGCTGCCTGGCCCTGCGCTCGGCGACCTTGCGATCGCAAAGCGCGTCAAACATTGCCAAAGTCAGACGGCCGATCTCTTCGTCCGCGAGGCCGAGATCATATCGGCCGATCGACCAGATCTCGAGCCAGGTTAGCTCGCCGAAGCGGCCGCCGCCGCCGGCGCCGCGATCTGCGTTATGTTCGCGGCCGCCGGCGCCGGTGCGTTTGGGGAACTGGCCTGCGCCTCCGCCTCGGCCTTCTCGCGCGCGGCTTTGATGGCCGCCTGGCGATCCGGAGGAAGCGTCGCGACAAAAGCATCAAAGAGAGCATTCTGGATTTGCTTTGCATTGCCGGCGTCCATCAAGGATCGAATGATTTCGATCCCTTCCGTCGTCGGCTCGCCGGTTTTCTCGTCCCGCGTGTCGTATTCGGGATGCTTCGCCAGGATCGCGGCGTAGAACATCGTCGAAATGGTGATCGGCGAAGTATCTTCCCAGGTCGGACCGTCGAGAAGCGACTTCCCGATATGCTCCTGGACGTAGCAAGCCGCGTTAAAGTCGAGCGAGAGATTGAAAGTCCGCTGGAGCTCGTCGCCGGAGTCGTCCAGGACGTTCAGACGCAAAGGAACGGACGGCGCGATCCGCCGGCGGAGTTGCATCGGTTTTTCTGGCATCTTCCCCCCTTGAAACGTTTGTTTCTGAGCTGCTCAAGGCCTCGGCCGCGGCGAGCTCCTGCAGAAAGGCGAGCTGCCTCGCGATCGTAGCCATTTATGCGGCGATCGCGAGCGTCGGCTCTTTCGACACGTTTGTTTCACTTTCGACTAGGCGAACGTCGGTTGACCGGTGATCGAGAGCTTGCCGGCGAACTTCGAGGCCTTGTCTACGGATAGATCGAAGTCTGCCGATGTCGAGTAGGCCTTAAACGAGAACGTCCCGCGGCCGCCAGGAAGAACTAGCTTCCAATCGGACAGCGTCCTCCCGTCAAACTGCGTCTGTAAGGATTGCTGCGTAACGTCTTGCGGGATGTAATTCGCGTCGAACGACAAGTCGCCGGCGTCGAGAAGCGTCGCGAGCTTCTCGCGATAGGCGCCCGTTGAATCAAAGTTTGTGACGTCGACGAGATCCATCTTCGATCCGCCGCGCTTGACTGACGTGACTTCGGCGATCGTGGTGAAAACTTCCGGACTTCCTCCGTCGCCGAGTTGCAATTGTGTCCCCTGGCCTGCGAAGGCCCTTGACCCTCCATAACTCATTTGTGTCTCCTTCTTTCAGATTCGGCCAAAAGGCCTTTCGCGAATCGCTCCGCGAAACTTTTATGCGCCGTTTGTGTCGGCGAACAAAAACTCGAGATCAATTGCCACGTGATAGAGCGCCGGCGCCGGCTCGTAGGTGTCGAGCTCGAAGGAAAGCGCGCAATAGTCGATCCGCGTCCCGTCGGGAAACGTGCTTTGGAATCCGACGAGCAATTGCTTGAGCGCGCGCGCGAGAGCTTTCGCTTCTTCATGCGTCTTCGAATAGTTGGAAAACTGCATCCTCATCGGCTGCAAATTGGACGGTCCGTCCATCGTTGAATCGGTGTTCCCGGAGATCTGCGAGTAGATAATCAGCGGCGCATCGGCATCGGCCGGCGCCGAGACGGCGAAGAGGCCGGTCGCCTGGTCGCGCCTGGTCGCCGGCGTTCCAATGATGGCCGTGATCGCGGCCGCGCCGAGGATCGTCGAGACTATGTTCGCTTGTATCATTCGATCGGCATCCCGTTCTTCCGAAGCTCTTCTTTCGCCGTCGAGATGAAGGCATCGAGCGCCTTGTCCTTGCCGGCGTCAAACGTCGCGCGAATAAACGGATTGCCCTTGCTAAAGCGCGTGCCGAATTCCTGGAAAAGCCCCCAAAATGCTTTTTTGTCCGGCCCGACGGCGACGGTCCCCTGGAGCTCGTCGCCTCGGATGCTCGTCTTCATCGCGATCGCGCGGGAGAGGATCCCGAATTCCCTCGAGCGGCCCTTGTACTTCTGGCCTTTGTACTTCGTTCCGCCGAAGACGTGCCATCCCTTCGGAGCTCGCGACTTCATAATTTCCCGGAAAACCTGGCCGCCGGCGCGAACGGCCGTCCGGATGATCCCCTTCGCGATCCGTCCTGGGAGACGCTCGAGCTTCTCCTGGATCTCGGTCCCTCCGGTAATTGTGGCCTTGATTTGATCGCGGGATCCCATTAGACGGCGCCTCCCGCGGCGTTGCGCGTCGAGTCGCTTCTCTCGATACAGGAAAGCTCGAGCATCTTGTGCCGGCCGTCCGGATCCATCGCGTATTGGATCTCGAAGTACTTGTCGTCGAAGAGAACGATCTGACGCGAAGAGATTCCCGGCGCATAGCGCATGGTGATCTTGTGAGTGATAAGCGGCGTTTGTTCCGAGGCCGCATATTTTTCGGCGCCGGTGAGCGTCGAAACCGAGGCCCACGTCTCGAGGAATAGCGAGTAGTTATCGGGAGACGTGCCTCCGAGCGGACCTTGCACGTTGGTTAGGCCCATGATTTTGATCCGGTGCCGGAGTTGGCCGGCCTGGATCCTTGTGCTCGGAGGCATTTTTGTCTCTTTTCCCGGTCTAGCGCGTGACGTACAGGACGGAGAGCTTGATGAGAGCCGACGAGGCCATCACATGACAAGTCCCGTCGCCTTCGATCCATCCCTCTTGACCGGAGAGGAACGAATAGGCCGCCGTCTTGCCGGCCGCGATCGAATAGGTCGTGATGTCCTGCGAACGGCCCTTCGCGTCGGCCGAAGACGTGATCGTGATCGTTTGCGCTCCGGTGTCCGTATTTTCCGCAAGTAAGACTTCATGCCCCGACAATTTGAAACTGTTCCCGAGCGAGGCGTCCGCCGCTGTCTTGACGAGATCGAGAGCGCCGCCGGCCGGCGCTCCGGATATGTACGGCCCGACCGGAACCTGAGAATTTATTAAAACTGGTGCCATTTTTTTCTCTCCTCTTTGTGAAGATCATCCTCGAGTCGGCGCGAAGTCCTTGATCTCGAGACTCGAGACTAAGGCGTCGAACTGCATCGGGATTTTTTTGAGATCCGCCGGCGTAGCCGTTTCGCGATTCTCATAGTAGCCGCCGGTGATCTGCAATATCGCGACCAGAGCGCGAGCCGGAACCGCGTCCGGAATCTCGCCGTAACCGGCCGTGAAATAGATTTTTACGACGTTAGGCGCGCGGACGACGCTCGGCCATTCGGCGCCGGAGAGCGGAAAGATCCGCGGAGGCATCGAGTCGCGATCGTAAAGGAAATCGCCGGTCGGCGCCGGCCCGAGGCACGTCCAAGTTAGATCCCCGTCGACCGTCGTCGCATCCAGGAGCGTAGCCCAAGACGGCGTCGTATCGCCGCTCGTTGGCTCCTCGCCTTCCGATGCCGGCGTCGCGAGCGAAACTTCCTGGAGATTGCCGTGCGAGTCTGCGACCTGGTCGCCGACTTCATACTCCTCGTCCGCGACCCAGGCGAACGGCGTCGGAAGTAGATCGTGCCAGGCATTGTCGACATCGGAGAGATAGGAGATCCGCTCGATCGAAACGAGCGGAGACTTCGAGAGCTTTATCATCTGCGCGTAGTTGGGGAGACGATTCCAATATCGGATGACTCCGTAGTCGATCTGGTCATTCCGGACGAATTGCTGGTCGAGCGATTTGAACGGGAAGGCGTCGAACGTTTGCCGGTAGGACTTGGTTATCAGACTCAGGTTTGTCATTTCCTCGAGATTTTCCCGAGCTGCGCGGACATAGAGCTTGATGAGCGTGTCGTCCTGGCTCGTCGTCACGCGGCAATGGCTCTTAGCCGTCGCGACATCGATCGGCTCGATCGCCTGTCCGACTTCTTCGACCAGTGAGCTCACGACTTTCTCCCTTTCTTTTTCGCAATCGGCGCCGGCTTCGCGGCCGGCGTGACGCCGGCGTCCGGAGTGACGGCGATCTCCGCCGGCGGAGGCGGAGAAGGATCGTCCGGATCGAAGAGTACGCGCTCGGCTTTCTTCTCGCGTATGAGAGCATGCGCCGCATGATCCTTGACGTCCCTTACCTCGCCGGCATACATGCCGATCTTCATTCGGACATACATTCGCGAGAATTCCCTTTTTGCGGGAGTGCGGGACGGCCTCGACGCCGTCCCGCCCCCGCTTATCGTGCTGCTTTTGTTAGGCCGTTGCCGTCGCGCTCGAGACTTCGGCATATCGCGCGCCGGTGAGGAGCGCGACCGCGGACGCGATGACGCTATTCGATCCGTTCGTCAATTGGAGCTGAACATACGGGGATCCGTCGGCGAGCTCCGACGCATCGATCTCGATGACATAGAAGATCCCGGAGTTTGCGCTCGGCGTGTAGCCGGCCGCCGTGACGGCCGTCCTCGCGCCGAGGACGTCATGCGAAGCGCCGGCCGTTTCTTGTTTGTAGATCGAAAAAGGAATCGCGACGGGATTGTCGCCGGCCGCGTCCGTACACTGATTGACGAGGATTTTCGTAAATGCGGCCGCGGCGACGCCGATCGCGAGGAGGATCGACGCATGACCGTGTTTCTTCATGCTGAAGGCCTGCGCCGTTTTGCCTCCGGTGATATCGATCGGCGCGAGGATGTTTACGACGTGCCCTTGCTCTGCGATTACAAAACCTTTCATTGGACTTTCTCCTCTTCAGAAAATTTTGATGGAAGGCGACCTCTCGATCGCCTCCCGAGACTTCTACTTCCTACGAGCGAGCTTGTAGAGTGACAAACGGCGCGACCGTGTTCGTGCCGTTCTTCGGAGTTAGGACCTTGTTCCAAGACGGTTGACCGTCGACGCGATAGACAAAACGGAACGTCGTTTCGTCATTGAGGAATCGGACATGGATAGAGCTCGCGGCCTGCGGAGCTCCCTTGTCGATCATCAAGTATTGCGAGAGATCGGCCAGGACGATGTCGCCTTCCGTTCCGAGCGTCGCGCAATGCTCGACGGGGATAACCGGCCGGCCGAGCAAGAGGCCGTATTGATTGTTATTCCCGTTCATGCCGGGAGGCGTGTACAGGAGTTGGACGGCCGTCCCCGTACCTAGAGTCAGAGGATAGAGCTTCGATTCGACGTCCTGATTGATAAACCAGGCCGCCGTCTGTCGCGATCGAGCCCATAGTCTTTGCCACATATCGAGGACGTCCGGCGTCGAGATCGTTGCGCCGGAATCGCCTCCGTCTTTCGCGACGGAAACGGTCGCGGCTCCCCCGATGATGCCGAGAGGCTGGCCGGCGCCGGTCCCGTTGAAGATCGCGTCCTCGACTTTGAACGTGAACTCCTCCGGGAATGCTTGCATGATGACGGCCTCGAGCGCGGTCGCATCGGCGAGGAGCTCGTCGGTCGCGTAGCAGAGCCCGATGAGCTTCTGAAGATTCATCTCGATTTGACGAAACTTCGGCTTCGTCCCCGTAAACGTATCGGCTTCGTTGATCCAATACGCCAGGATCCCGCCCCATCGAGAGCCGTCGGCTCGACTCGTCTCGTTGAGCGCGTTGATCTTGATGCCGTTCGCATTCGAAGAGATCGGGATGCGGCGAACGCGCGAGGCGATCTGTCCCGATTCGTAAACGCGTTGGATGAGCTCGGCCGAGAAATCCTTCTGGACGAGGAAGCCGCCGTCGGACGGTACGGCCTCCGACGTCCCCGAGGCCGCGGCCTGGATGAGTCGCGGATCGACTTGCCGGCCGCTCGATCGCTCTGCGCGGACGCAAGCGACGAGAAATTCGCCGAATGTCGGGAAAACGATTTTCGGATCCCCCGCCGCGGCGCCGGCGCGACGTGCGGCTTCCTGGTCCTCGTCCGGAACGTGAACGACGCCCCGCTCGAATTCCAGGATTTTCTCTTCGCGCTCGAGGGACGTTTCGACGGCCTTGAGCGCCTTGAGTTTGTCCTCATAGGTCGCGGCTTCGGCTTCGTTCAAGTCGCGATTGTTGTCCTTCGCGGCTCCGTCGAGTAGCGCGCGCAATTCCGTTGTGATGCTGACTTTCTTTTGACGCAATGCTTTGATGTTCGACATCTCAGTCTTCTCCTCATTCGAATTTGTCTTTGTGGCCTTGCTGGATATCACGCGATCGACGGATCTCGCGACTTCCCGCTTTGCTGCATCGCCGCTGGCCGGCTTGCGCGAAGGCGCCGCCGGCCACGGCTGAAACTTATGTTTCGATCTAACTTAAGTTAGATCGAGCTCCCTCGAGCGTGCTGCAAGTCCTCCGACTCTTTGCGGAGGCGCCGGCGAGCTGGCGACGCCGAAACGCGCGAGCGTGTCGTCCATCGTCGCGACCTTGTCGGCCATGCCTTGCTTTACGGCCGCGGCCGCCAGGACGAGCCGGCCTTCGCCGAAGCCGCCGCGGACGTCGGCCGGCGAGACTCCGCGGCCCTTCGCGACTGACTTCGTAAACATCGTGTAAAAAGAGTCGACGGTATCCTGGAGAGCGGCGCGCGCCGAGTCCGAGAGCGGCTCGTAGGGATTGCCGTCGACTTTGTACTTGCCGGCGGAAATGAGCGAAACCTTGACGCCTTCCGTCTCGAGCGCCTTCGAAACGTCCTCATGCTCGGCGAAGACGCCGATCGAGCCGACGGAGCCGCTCGGCGTGACGATGATCTCCGAAGCCGAGCATGCGAGCCAGTAGGCCGCCGAGGCCGCCATGCCGTCGACCTGCGCGACGATTTTCTTCTGGTCGCGCGCGGCCAGGATCTCATCGGCGAATTCTGGAACGCCGTCGACGGATCCTCCCGGCGAGTCAACGTCGAAGACGATCGCCTTGACGGAGGAGTCCGTCATCGCTTGACGGAAAGAGGCTTGGAGCTTCTCGATCGATGTCCCTCCGGACATCTGCGACATCATATTCATGCGCCTCGAGATGATGCCGTAGATCGGTAGGACTGCGACCGTACCAGGCGTCGACGGCCGCGGCTTCGGTCCGGCGCCGACGTGCGCGCGGATCTCGTCGTCGTTGAAATCCTCCCAACCTTCGGAGCCCTTTTTTCGAATGACGTCGCAAATCGTCGCGAGCTTCTCCGGGAGGATGGCCCACGGCTGGCCGATGACGTGCGCGTAAACGAGTTTATATTTCATCGCTTTACCCCTGTCGCTACTTCCGCGAGTGCTTTCGCTCTTGTGACCTTGACGAGCGCCTTCTCGACGAGCTCCCCAGGACCATCTAGCGCGATCGCCTCGAGCTCGGCCTCGACGCTCGCGCCGCTCGCGCCGGCGCCGGACACTCTCGATAGATTGTCCTGGCAATAGCTGTTAGCTTCGGCGCGCGAGATCCGCATCGTCTCGGAGATGAGATCGATATGTGAGGCATAGAACAAGATGGCCTCTCGTTCGAAGTCCTCCGGATCCTTCGCTTTCGCCGCGGCCCGTTTAAGCGCCGCAATTTCCTTCCGGACCAGACGCTCGCCCGCGCCGATTGCAAACTGGCGAAGCCGCGCTTCGACGGCCGTCGCGTCCGTCTGATTGGCCGTCTGGTCGTTGGGATCCGGACCTGGTCCGCCGGTAGTCCCCATATTTAAAGGCGTCAAGTAGTCGTCGCCGTTCTTTATGGGGTTTAAGTTTTCGAAGCGCCGGACGTCGTTCCGCGAGAGCCATCCTCCAGTGCGGCCGACGGAGTAGGCGTCATAGCGGCTCTTGATGTCCCCGCGGAGAAGGCCGTCCATCAAAAACTCCGCGAAGTATTCGTTACCGTCGCCGAGCTCGAGCGGATCCAGGAGATCGACGGAGATCCTTTGTTCCCATCTAACGGCGCGCGGCCGTTGATTGTCCGTAACGAATTCGATCGCTTGTTGTTCGATGTTCGAAAACGCCGACTTCGAGAGATCGCCGATCTTGTGAAGAGGGACCCGGAAGAAGCCGGCGATATCGGAGCGCGAGAACTGCCTGGCCTCGAGGAATTGCGAGTCTTTGTTATTCATGCCGATCGCCTGGTACTTGAGGCCTTCCTCGAGAAGTGCGGCCTTGTGGCGATTGACGCCGGTCTGAGACTCCTGCCAAGAGTCCTTGATTCGTTTGTACGCGACGTCGCCGAGCTTGCCGGGATGCTCGAGGACGCCTCGAGGCTGCGAGTCGTTCGAAAAAAAGCGCGCCGCGTATTCTTGCTGTGCGAGCGCCGTCCCGATTACTTCGCGCTGGACGGCGATCGGACTCATCCCGATCATGCCGTCGGACGAAAGTCCGCGGACGTGGAAGATCTCTTCCATCGCATAGTTTTGGACCGTCCCGTCGTACCATGCGCGGACCTGGTAGCGGAGCCGGCCGTTTGGTAGCCGGTAGACGTTGACGCGATCCGGATGCAAAGGGATGAGCTCGTCGATCGCTCCCTTCCGTCCTGGAATGATGAGCGAGAAACCATTGCCGCGGAGCTCGACATGACCCTGCATCATCTCGACCCATTCCATCGCCGTCTGATAGATATTCGGTTTGTTATGGAGGACTTTGTAGAGAGGATGATCGGTCGCGCGCTCTTTGCCTCCGTCGGGAAGCCGCTTGTAAATGATGAGCGGCATCGAGCCGAGCGTCTCGGCGCAAACGCGAACGCAGGAAAAGACGGCCGAGAGCTGCATCGCCGACTCCGGAGAGACGCGCATCCCGGAGTCTGAGGCGTAGCCAGGCCGCGAGTACCAGAAATCGTCATGCGGCGAAATTGGATTGATGGCCCCGCCGAGGCCGAGGATGCGAAACGCCGAGCTGAAGTCGCGGACTAAGGACACGGCTATCCCTCCCGTCCTGACTGTGATTCTGCTTTATGTTTCGCGGCCAGGACGAAGGCGTAGACAAGAAGTAACGCGCCGAGGACGATGAGCGCGGCCGGCCGGTAGATCCAGGCGATCCCGGCGATCAAGAGCGAGAGGCCGAGAAGAGCGACGGCGTCTTCCTTCGCGAAGCGCGCCGGCTTCGTCTCGATTGGATTGTCCGTCATGTAGTGCGAATTCCCATTTCGTCGTAGATCGAGTGACCCGCCTGGGAAGGAGCGAATTGAGCGCGGCCGAGTGCCATGATAAGAGCGACCGCACCGTCGATCTTCTCAATCTTTTTGCGTTTGTTAGGTTTAATGTTTCCGGCCTCGTCCTCTTTGGTTATCAGGTTGTTTATGTTCCATCGTAAAACGGGATCCGCGAGATGCGCGATCTTCTTCTTCTTGACCAGGACTTCCAGATTTTTTGTGGGATCGGACATCGAGGCGTACCCCTGTCGAAACTCGACCATGGTGACGCCGGCCTCGGTCAGTTGGTTGGCGATCTGCGTCGCGTTCCAGGGATCGAAGGCGACTTCCTCGAGCTCGAATAGATCCTTGTCCGCGATGATCTTCCGCTTGATGACGTCGTAGTCGACGACGTTCCCTTCGGTCGCCGTGATGAATCCCTCGCGGATCCAGATGTCGTACTGGACGTGATCCTTTTTCACGCGCTCGGCGACGTTCTCCGACGGGACAAAGAATTCCGGAACGACGATCCAAAGCGGATCCTCCGGCGTCGGAAAGAAAAGTTTTACATAGGCCGTCAAGTCGACCTTGCTCGAGAGATCCATGCCGGCGACGCATCGACGGCCGCGGAGGCGCTCGAGCGTGCGATCGCGGAGGATCTTCGGATCGATCCCCTCGAGCGAATAGCCGACGCAGGTCGCCCAGTCTTCCGGCTTGATGAGCTTCGTCCCTCCGCCGGCGACCCAAACGTTTAGGTGTTTGGTGAGGAAGCCGTTTAGCTTCGAATTCATGTTCTTCGCGGTCTGTGCTTTGTCGCGAAGATCGTCGATCTTGACGGAGACGAGGAGATTCGGATTCGCCTTGATCCAGCATTTTTCTTCGAACCATGTTTTCTGATCGTCGGGATCCAGGCCGGCCAGGAAACAGAAAAGCGAGTCGTCCTCGAAGATGCCCTCGAGAACGTTTTCGCAGTAGCCGTGCTGCTTAAAGCATGGCCCTTCGAGATTGTCGCCGGCCGTCGTGATCGTAAACTTGAGCGGCTGCCGGCGCGACCCCGTCGCCGTATCAATCACTTCGTAAACCTTGTCCGTCTTGTGCGCGTGGTACTCGTCGATGATCGCGCCGTGAACGTTGAGGCCGTCGAGCGTATCCTCGTCGGCGCCGAGCGGCTCGAATTTCGAGGCCGTATTCGGGATCGACATATTGTCCCGAAAATTCTGGATCCGTTTCGCGAGCGCCGGCGAGGCCTTCCGCATGCGCTCGGCCTCTTTGAAAACGATGCGCGCCTGGTCCTTCTTCGTCGCGGCGACGTAGACCTCGGCGCCTGGCTCGCCGTCCGCGAAAAACAAATAGAGGCCGATCCCCGCGGCGAATGTCGACTTCCCGTTTTTCCTGGCGACGAAGACATAGGCGTTTCGAAACCGGCGGAGGCCTCCGGCGCGCTTCCATCCAAAGACGCAGTAAATAATAAATTGCTGCCATGGCTCGAGTTTGAACGACTGGCCGGCGTACTCGCCTTTCGAATGTTTGAGGAAGGAAAAGAAGTCGAGAGCATGCTGCGCGGACTTGGGATCGAAATAGAGTCCTCTCGAGTGTCCCGTCTCGAGATCCTTGAGATGTCGCCGGCAAGCGAGCGCGACGTTTCTCGAGACGGTGATCTTCCCGGCCGCGGCGTCTCGACAATACTTCTCCGCGGGATGATGCGGATCGATCTTAATTCGGCTTTGCGGCATTGCCGACGGCGTTCCCGGCGAGATAGGACTCGAACGGATCCGGCTCGGACGGCTTCTCGATTCGGAGTTTAGCGCGCGACGCCGGCGTCAAACCGAATTCGATGAGGAAGGACTTCATAAGTTTTTGCGCGTCGTTCGAAATCCCATTGCAAGGATTCCGTTTGTACTTGTATCCGACGATCTCCCGGTTTCCCTTCTCGTCGGCTTTCCCTAGGATCGGCTCTTCGACCATGATCCCCAGGCGCTCGAGCTCGTCCTCGGCCTGGATCCATCGCGCATAGTTGTGGCAGTAGGCCGCGAGCGCCTTCCCGTCGGCTTCGGTTAGGACTTTCATCTGGCGCAAGATCGGGAGGATCGCGTCCCATTCCTTCGCCGCGACCTTCGCAAGAAATTTCGGCTTCTTCGGATCGGAGACTGGAGGCGCCGGCTCACCCTTCGCTAGTTTTCTCTTCCCAGGATTACCGCGGAGTTTTTTGACGGCCGTCGGGAGAGGACGCCTACCCCCCATTGATCGTTCCATCGCTCGGCGCGTTGAGCTTGGCGTCGAGCGTAACGAGATCTCGAAGAGTCGTCGACGTCGGGACGCCGAGCTCTCGAGCGGCCTGGATCCCCCAATTCGGATCGCCGGAGTATTTGATCGCGACCTGCGCGATCGTCATATCGAGATGGTACGGATGCGAGAGGCCGGAAAGCATGCGCCTCACTTTCCGATAGAGCGCGGCCCATCCATCGTCATCGGTCGCATAGATCGTGATGCCGGCGCCGTCAGGTCCGGACGTTTGGATCCTGCCGAGGCCGATGTCGCCTTCGTCCGTCAAGTCGCCTGGATTGTGCGCGCGCTTCGGTACGTCGTTGGGATGATTCGGATCGAAGAATCCTTCGGCCGTCGCGAATGCGCGCGCGACGTTGATGACGAGCTCGTCGGAAAGCATTTTGTCTTACCTTGTCCCCGCGAGAGTGATCCCCACGTCCGCGAGCGTCGCGTCCGCGACGGCCGGCCCGTCGATCTCGAGGAGATCGCCGGCCGCGAAAACCGCGTCGGCTGCCTGCGTCCAGGTCCCGACGGCCGCGCTCGCCGCATAATTCACGGTCGCGAACGCCGTCCCGTTTTTCTTGAGCGTAAACGTCGTCGAGCCGGTCGCGGCCGCCGATGCGACGGCTAAGGAAAGCGCCGCGCCGGCCGGAAACGTAACCGCGCGCGCGAGTTTAAAACGCGCGAGGACTTGCGTGTTTGTGCCGAGGCCTGGCGCCGTGACCATAATGTCATACGGCTTCGGAAGAACGAGCGACACGTCCGCGGCGCCGATCGCGATATCGATCTTCTGGAAGTTTTCATCGAGGCGCGCCGGCCATCGAGTGAGCGCGTCCGGAGTATTTGCCGGAGTGCTGAGATACAGTCCGAGATTCGGCGTCGTTCCCATCATTTCCTCCAAGTGATTACTTCTCGATTACGTTCTGGCCCGAGAATCTTTTGTAAAACACGAAATTTCCATTTCGCGGGTGTGTGCCGCGGCCGGGCGCGACGGTCTTCGGCCGAGGCATCCTAGAGATTCGACCCCCCCCTGCCTGCCTCCGCGCCGGCGCGACGCAAGTCGCTCAAAGCGAAGTACTTAGACACCAAAAGAACAAGCCCGCACACGCTATCTTGAGTCGATATATGGCTCGACTGGCGCCGGCCAACCAAAGGCCGCAATACCCAGGAGGACCAGGCCGAGGACAAAGCATACGAGATGAAGTGTCGTTTGATTGCGAGGCATGATCTACCTTCCTTTCCTTTGATCGCGTCGTGCGAGCGCGCTATCCTGCGTTCGCGTCTTCCAGTTGTGACACCTAAAGCACGCGCCTTGCAGATTGTTCTCCTCGTCTGTGCCTCCCTGATTACGAGGCTTGACGTGATCGGCGCATTGACTCGGCGCCGGTAGTTGGCCGGCATAGTCGGCCGTGCATAGCTTGGCGATCTTGCAGATCGGATCGCGCGCGATGATGTAGATCGCTAACCGATGCCAGCGTCGACCATAACCGCGCGCGCTGGCCGATCCGCGGCGATCGTCAAACGTCTTCGACGGCCGATCGGCTTCGACCGCGCAAGTATCACAGAATCGGCCGTCACACAGACGGCCGCATCCTGGCTTCTGACACACACGACGCGCGCGCGTTGGCATGGTGATCCTTATCCGGGATGATCGTGCGGCGTCTCTGTCGTGCCGAAATAATCTTCTTTGATCGAATGACCCAAGACGACGGACATAAACGAAAGCATGAAAGCGACGTATGTCGGCGATAGTTTGTTGAGAAATGCTAGGACGTTTCCAGTGATAAAAAACGAACAGAGCCAAACCGTTGTTTTGCCCTGCGCGATGATGATGATCTTCGCGACGATCTTCTGGAGGAACAAAACTTTATACTTTGACCGTGCCGGCGCCGATCAAACGGCCGACATAGATCGCCGCGGCGCCGAGGCCGACGGGAAGCGCGATTTGGAGATGATGCAACGATAGGACGATTCCGATCAAAACGGCGATCGCGCCGGCGCCTTCGACGACGTAGCCGAGTGTTGATTTGTTCATTTGTTCTCTTTTCTATTTAAATAGACTTTCGGGAAGACTCGCATCCGGAACGTACAGCGAAAAACGGGATCGCGCAATAGACTCGGCGCGTACCTGTTACTTGGAGATCGCAAATTCGAGCCATTCGGCGAGCGCCGTTTTCGATCTGGCGAATTGGACATCTTCGACGGAAAAACGAAAAACGCGCCAACCTCGAGCCGTCGCGGCATTGTACTTGTCGAGATCTTCCTGGTAGCCGGCGCCGCGAATATGACGGCCGACGATGATCTGGCCGGTGCGCGGATTTCGAAACGGATGTATCCCGCCTTCGATTTCGATCCCTAGATGGATCTCTGGAACTGCGACATCGAATCGCCAGTCGCGCGATTCATGGAAGCAATACTCGAAGACGCATTGTCCGATCCATGGCCTTTTGATGAGGCCAAGCTCGAGCATCTGGATCCGGACGAGAATTTGCTCTTCGGACGGGACAAACGGTTTTTTGGCAGGAGAAACCGGCGACGATCTCCCTTCGTCGCCGGTTTCTGTCGGTTGGCGGATCTTCTCGCTTTTCGTTGCTTTTCGCAAAGTCTATCACACGCTCTTGTTCAGCATCTCGATTACGCGCTTGAGAAATTTCGTATAAGCGTCCGCAAACGCGCCGGAAGGCGAGCCGTCCGGAGGAAAATGATCGGTACAAGCGTAGAACGTCCGGCGTTGGATTTGGATCGCGCGCCAGTCGGAGCTTATCCGCGGATCGCTCTTCGCAGTTTTCGAACAGAGAACGCAAACCATTGTCTCGCCGACAAAATGAAGTGTCATAGCTGACCATTCCGAGAGCGCCGGCGAATGTCTTCTTTGAAGGCGCGATCGTCCGCTCGCCAAAGTGTCTTTCGCCGGCGAATCTGTCGACTCCGCAAAATGACGAGCAAAATCGGAATGCACCAAACCACGACGAACAGAATCCATCCTAGAGCGTGCATGCGGACATCCTCTACCTCGTCTTGAGCCAGTACACAAAGTCGCTCGCTTGTTTTTTAATCCAGTGGAACATCGGCTCGACATTTCCACTAGACCAAACCAGAAACGCGACGCACAGAACAAACCAGGCGACGATTAGTCGAAAAGGAATAAACTCTCCGCGGCTCTCGTTTGGCCGCCGTTCTCTATGATGAGCTTCGCGCGCCGCAAGAGCGATAAATAGTCCTTGAGCGATCGAAGCGTGACGTTTGCATGCGTGACGATCGTTTCTCGATCGACTTCCTCCGGATAGACGTTAACCAGGAAAACCAGGACGCGGCCGGCGCCGGCGCCGAGCTTGTCTTTCCAGAATGCGACGCGCTCTTCCGTCGTCGACGGATTCTCGCGCACGTCGCCGGCGGCCTCAAGGCCTTCGGCCGTCGCGCTGACCATTTCGCCGCGCTCCGCGATATACGCTCCGCGCCGAAGGATCGAAAGATAGTCCTTGAGCGATCGAGCCGTAACGCCGGCCGTGACGATGATCGTCTCGCGAGAGAGTTGCTTCGGATGAAATTGCTTGAGAGCTTGCAGAACGCGCCGCGCTCCGGCGCCGATCTTGCGATCGATTGTCGCTTCGTCGAGATCGACTCTCGGCGAGCTGCGCGGGATCGCCGGTTGTCGCTCTGCCAGTAGAGCTGCCCTCCCCGTTGAAGGCGTTTCCCCCATTGATCCCGCGGATCTATTAAGCGCCTTTGCCGCGTTAAAGAGAAGCGAGCGCCATTCGAGGACGACCGGCTTCGGCCCATTCTCGAATGCGCGTTGCATCGATTTCTCGATGTTTTCCTTAAACGACGTGACCCAGGCTGCGACGCGCTCGGTATGCTGCGCGAAGAGCGGCTCGAGGACCTCGGAGAGCTCTTTATCGGTGATCTTCCTGGCCGCGGCCTTCGCCGGCGCCGAAACTGCATTGGACGGCTGCACTTTCTGCATTCGATTGGTGCGGATTGTCTTCTCGAGCTCTGCAATTTTGGCGCGCAGATCCTTCTCCGTCGCGAGCTTCGCCTCGGCGACTTTCGCCAGGTCGCCGAGCTCCTCGAGCATCGCTTTGACTTTCGCCGGCGGAGGCGGAGGACCCGCCGCTCGAGATCCGCGCGCCGGCGCCGCGGTGATCGTATCGCCGACTTTAACCAGGACGGGATCCTTCGAGACGGCCGGCCCGAGCGTCCAGAAGAAGCCGCGGTCGATCGTCTTGATCTGGCGATTGAATTCCTTGAGATCCGGTGAGTCGATCCCCATTTCCTCGGCCGCGCGTTTGCGATCCAGGCCGAGAGACGTCCCGCCGATGAATTTATTGAGGAGCTCCGCGGCGCCGTCCTTGGCGACCTTGGCGAGACGCTGCGTCGCGTAGATCGCGCAAAACTCGCGTTTGCGGCCGTCGGTCGCGAGCGAGATCATCGCGTCGAGCGCCTCGGATTCGCCTTTCTCCGGCATGTACTTGTGAGCTTCGTCGACGACGATGACGACTTGAGTCCAAAGCCGCTTAGGCGACTCCATCAAGGCCTCGAGGAAATTCTTGACCCAGGTATGCCGATCTCGCGGCCTGGCGCGAAAAGGCTCGGACAGATCGAAGACACAATTCGCACGCATCTCGAGGAAACGATGAGCTGTCACGCCGGCCGTGCGGATATCGATCGGGAGATCTCCGCCTTCGCCGGCTAGGAAAAAATCAAACTTCTTTCGCAGCGTCGCGAATTCGCCTTCGTGGTCGACGACAAAAACCTGGAGCTTGAGCTCGGCGAGTTTTTCGACGAGACGGCGGAGCCAGTGAGATTTGCCTTGTCCGCTGGCCGCCTGGACGAGCATTCGCGTCCGGATGAGCGTCTGGACATCGAGGAAGAGCGGCTTGCCGGCGACGAGCTCGTCGCCGGCGCGCGTGTACATCTGGCCGACGTCAATTTTCACGGCGCGACCGTAACCGTGCCCTCGTTATGCAAGATCGTCGGCATATTCGGATACTTTTCCCTGATTGCCTGGACGGCGCCGGCCGTGACGTTTTCGCGGATCTTCGGCGTGTCCTCGAATCCGATCTCTTTGACGAGCGTCGGGATGTCGACGTGTAGCCGATCGTCATCGCCGACGTAGGCCCATTTCGTTAGCTGCCTCATTTTTTCCTCCGATGCTCGGCCGCTTGTGGACAGTCTGCGAAATGCGACGTCCGGAGATTCTGGCCGTCGACGACAAACGGCGCGCGCGCTCCTCGAGGCGTTAGCCAAAACTCGACGGCCTTCTGGCAAGAGCGGCAAAAGTCCGTCTTGAGGAAGGCGTAACCGGCGTCGAGCATCGAGTCGCGAGTCGCCGGCCAGGCGATCGCTTTCGGATCCTTCTCGGTCATAGCGACTTGTGCGTTTCCTTGACGCGATCGCTGGACGTAACGCGAAATCCTTCATACATCTCAGCGCCGTGCATTTTCTTCGCGATCCGGTCGATCGAGTTTTTCCATCCCGGCCTCGAGAGCGAGAGCTCGGCGAGCGCGAGCATCGTCATTTGATGCTCGCATTCATCGATCGCGAAAAAGAATTCCGTTTGTCCTTTGTCGCATGCCTCGAGGACGTCGAAGATGAGTTTGCGCGTCTCGGCCAGGTTGAGACGCTTCCGGCCGGCGCGCGCGATCGCGACCTGGATCCGATCGGCCTTGTCAAGATTTGAGAGCATTTGTCCCTCCCTCTCCGACCGTGACCAGGTCCGGATCCGGAACGCCGTCGAGAGGCGGAGGCAGGATCCGCCGGACCTGGTCGATTGCTTTCGCGAGCTCGAGCTCGGCTTCCCGGCCTTGCAGTTTTGCGGCTTCGGTGAGGATCGGAAGGCCGCGAGAGATCGCCTCGAGGACCTCGAGGCGATTCGCCGGCCGGCCTTCGGCGTACCAAAGCGTCTCGACCGGATCGCCGACTTTGATGAGCCATCCCCGCGGATTGTCCGGCGTCGGGACGGAGTAGCAAAAAAACGAGCGCGCGATCCAGACGAGACAGACGCCGGGATTATGAAGAAGCGCGATCCCATTGTCCGGCGCGATATTTTCCGGAAGGCCGGCCTCGCGGCGCTTGGCATGCGGCCGCGCGAGAAACGGACAGGCCATCGCGGCATAGATCGCACAATCTTTGTGCGACGGAGGCTCCTGCGTGACTCGATTGATCGCGCACATGGGACCGATGACGAAGGCCTGGAATCGGCCGAGCTGGCCTCCGCATAGCCAGCATTTTCTTTGCGTGACGGCGACCGCGCGCTTGACGTTATCCATTATCCGGAAGTCCGGCTTGCCGTCGGACCAGTGGACAAACCAGGGGACAGGATAGCCGCGCTCATCGACGGGAAGAGCGGACATTCGCGCCGGCATGGGAGGAAGATCGCTTCGGAGTTTGTTGGACATTTTTCCCCTTTCTGCAGAAACGATGCCGATCGAGAAATGACCGGCCGATCGGAGTTAGCTTCCTTTTGAGCTTCTCCGCCTTCTCTTCGAGCGGCGCCGCGATTTTCTCGACGGCGCCGCAATGCTTACAAACGATTGAATTTGTCGAGAGATTGAGAACGACGTGCGACGTGTCGACCGCGCTCATCGGGATCGATCCCTCGAGCGGCGAAGCGAGCGCCGATACCAGGCTCGATAGATGGCTGCGAGGATCTCGTCGAAGAAGTGAGCGACGATGAAGCCGGCAAACAAGCCGATCGTCAGGCCGGTCCGAAGATCGCTCATAGCGGGACGCTCCCTAAGAGCTTATGCGCGAGTGACTTCTGAGGATTCACTAACTCCGAATGACTCTTCTTAGCACGCATGGAGTCCTCTTTTCGGTTTTTGGCGTCCCTTTAACCCCGAAAAACGCAATACGAGCCGATTAGAGAGGCGATCGAGATCCCAAGCTCTAACCCCTTGACCCAGGTCCCGATCGCCTCAAGCCGCGCGGGATGCGTTGCGGCATTCATAACGCTAGGAGTCAGTGGAGTCATTTGCTCCAGGCGCCTAAGCCGCGCTTCTCTCGCGACGGATCCGCGCTTTCGTTAGCGCGGGATGCGCCTCGTCCGTCGTCAAGAGTAGATTCGTCCATCGATCGTTGAGGCCGTCGCCGTCTTTGTGTTCGACTTGTTCCCACGGCTCGAGCTCGCGGCCGAGCATGGCTTCCATGATGAGCGTATGGACGTATTTTCCGGCGCACGGTCCCGACGTTATGCGGAGATACGGCTTCTTCGTTTTGCTGCCGGCGTTTTCGCCGACGCCGTTTTCGCCGACGCCGTTTACGAATTCGAATCGACCTTTCTCGTCGTGGTTTTGGTGCATGTTACTTTCCTCGTCGTCGAGATCTTTGTCGCATTCCCCGCACAAAGAAGTTATAAGGCCTTCTCCGGCCGTTCGACCGATCGTCCGCTCGCAGATTCCGCAAACGATAAACACGGCTTATCCCATCAATTCAAGCTGAGAGATGATTGCCTGGATCCGATCGCGTTCCGCCGTGAGCTCCAATATCGAGCTGGCAAATCGAGAAGACTTCGCCGAATGTCCGACGCCGTTCGAGGCCTTCGATCGCCCCCCCCCCCGCTTTTTTTTGCTCGAGCTGCTCGCGTGGTAATAAATATTCGCGACACTGACCCCGTATTTGTTCGCCAGGTCCGCGGCCGGTATGCCGGCCTCTTTTGCCTGGAGGATCGCCGGCCAGTCGACCGAAGTATTTTTTTTTGCCATGATCGCATTCTTCCTTTCAGGGACAAACGGATCCGGAGGAGGACCGTAAGGCGGCCCGGCGCGAAAACACGCATCGCAAAGGCCGCCGACTTTTGGTACCAGTCGATGCGCCTTTACGTCCGGATGAAACTTGCAAACCGGATCGGCCATCTTTTTCTCCGCGCCTTTCCCTAAGAGGAGCTTTTTCCGAAAAGCATTTCTCCGAGGCCGTTTTGCACAGACTGAGGCACAGATTGAGCCAGGTCCTCGTCGCTCTTTCTTTTTTCCTTGAAGTTTTCTTTATATAAGGAAATAGACGTCACTTTCTTGCCGCATGGAGCGGCAAGATCCTGCCACATGGAGGCGTCCGGCTTGAACAGTTTTTCCTCAGTCGAATCACAGTTTTTCGACAAGTCTTCCTCACCTGGGAAGAGCGGGAGAGTGAGCTGCGTCTTCGGCCATTTTTTCGAGTTGACGATGCGGATCTTCATTCCCTGACCGAAGGGAAGACGCTCGACGACGATGTACCCGTTTACTCGAAGCGTCTGCATCCAGAGACGGATCGTCCGCTCCGGCATCGAGCGCGGGATCTGGTCGAAGATCCATCGATAACTGACCGGCCGGCCGTAGTTGATCCATCCCTCGCGGCCGGTTTGTTTTTTAACTAGAAACAAGAGGAGCCAAACGGACATGCCTAAGCGCCGGATATGGTCGCCGTCGACCAGTTTTTCGTCCAGAGGGACGTAAGTATGCTCGGACATTTGTCTTTCCTTTCCGTCCTGGGGAACAGAAAGCTGCCTAGAAGTTTCCGAGTCGACGACGAAAGTACTGCGGGAGATCTCCGTAGTCGGATCGAGCAATTGTTTTCGACTGTGTGAATGACCTGGGGACGAGGCGAGAGTATAAACTCATTTTTAGCCGGCATGGGAAGTTTTCCCGTTGTTTTTCGGCCATAGCCCGGAAGAGTGATCCATTTTCGCAAAGCGTTCGATCTCGGCTTTCGGGATAAGGACGCGCCGGCCGATCCTGCGAACCCTTAGCAATTGCTTGGCGACGACGAAATCGATCGTCCGAATGGAAAGGCCGAGCGCCTCCGCGGCCTCGATGCGACGGTAGAGGAGACGGTCGGTCATGCGGCCGCCTGGTCTTCCTTCATGCCCTCGAGCAATTTCTCGACGGCCGATCGGACGACGAAGGATACGGATCGCTCTTGACGCCTCGCCGCGACTTCGAGCTTCTTCTTTAGCGAGGCCTCGAGCTGGAAGGTAACTGCGGACTCCCGCGAAATTTTGCGTGGGACTTTGGTTTTCACTCCCGGTACTCCTTTCACTCCAGCTATACCCCGGAAGAGCTATTGAAGTCAAGAGCACCCCTGTGATATTTATTACCGCTATGGGAAACTCATTGCACTCAATAAAACCGGAGACAGACTCAGTAGTGGTACGAAAACATAGTAAGCAAATTTCTTTTCGAGCTGACCCCGAGCTCGCGAATCGTATCGAAGCCGCGGCCGCCTTCGAAGAATTGGCGCTCGCCGACTTCGTCCGCAAGATTTTCCGCGTCGCGATGATGGAATACGACGAAGCCGGATCGCTTCATGCGCTCCGCGCGAAAAGTCTAGGCGACGACATGCCGAGCGCCCCCGCGAAAAAGAAGGCGCTCTAGCCATGCGGGACAAGGCGAAGCATCGCGGAGTGTTCGAACATCCCGCCGGCTCCGATATTTGGTGGATCCTCTACTATGACGCGGCCGGCCGCCGGCATCGCGAAAAAGTCGGCCGCTGGTCCGCGGCGCGAGACGCCTACATTCAGAGGAAAGGCGAGATCCGCGCCGGCCGTTTCACTTCTCCGAGTCGGAAGGACCGCATCTCATTCCGCACACTCGCCGAGGAATGCCTGGCCGCGAAGAAAGGCCGACTCGCTCCGCTCTCCCATCATAACGACACGCTCCGCCTCGAGACGTTGCTCGAGGAATTCGGAACGATGCCGGCCTCCGGCGTGACGTCGACGGCAATCGACGATCTCCTCCGCAAGATGAAAGAGACGCGATCCGGCTCGACGTGCAATCGGTACCGATCGCTCTTGTCCAGTATTTTTTCATTCGGCGTGAAGGAAGGCAAAGTCGAACAAAACCCCGTCCGCACGGTGCCGAAGTACAAGGAAAACGACTTTCGTATCCGCTTCCTTCAGGACGACGAGGAGATCGCGCTCCGCAAGGAAATCCGCGAGCTCTGTCCCGACCGCGAAGCCGAGCTCGACCTGGCGCTCTATACCGGGATCCGCCGCGGCGAGCAATTCTCGATGACCTGGGACGCCGTCGATCTCGGCCTCGGCGTCATCACGGTATCCGGCAAAACTGGCCGGCGCTTCGTTCCCGTAAACCCCGAGGCGCGCGCGGCGCTCGAGAAGCTCTATGCGCGATCGGCCGGCTCGAGCTCCGTCATTCCAGAACGGAAGGCCGACGTCGACGGTCAAAGAGACTGGCGACGTTGGTTTGAGACGTGTCTCGCCGAGGCCAAGATCGAAAATTTCACCTGGCACGACCTGCGACACACTTTCGCGTCGCGCCTGGTCATGCGAGGCGTCGATCTCCGGACCGTCCAGGAGCTCCTCGGACACAAGTCGATCTTGA